CCACGTTTGGATAGATTCCTTCAAACTTATAGATTCTTAAATCTCTTTCAGTATCTCCAGGCCCCTCGCCTTGTCTAGTTTTCTGAAATACTCTTGCACTTTTTTGATAAACTTCTGGGTTAATTGTACCTTGTGCTGTCTGAATGTCATTAATTGAATTACTCCATTTTTCCATAGCGTCTCTGATCAAGAAATCAGTATCATTAATAACTGTCACTGTCCAAGGATCAAATGTACGATCTCCAGCAATAGGAAGAACACGACCTCTGTATGGTACAGGGATGTTTCCTAAGTTTGAAGCAGGTATCTCAGCAGCTTTAACAAGAAACGGAACCTTATCACTTACGGTGCTAGTAACGATAGTAAGTTCATCAGGGAAGGTAATTTCAACTTCAAACAGATTAGCTCTTGCTCCTCCCCCAGTCATTCTAGATCTAAAGTCTGTTATAGATCTTTGATTAAAATTTGCCATTTTCTTTTTTAACTCCTTTTGTTATTTAGATGGACTTAATTAAACTCGACCAGCGACTTCAGAGAAGCTAACTCCTGTTCTTGTCGCAACGAATGTAAGACCGATGAAGTTAATCGAACGAGCTGGTTTGATAAAGATATCAGCCTTAAACTCGTTTGCATCAATAACATCAGGTGTATTGTTTGTTTCATCACAAATAACTACGAAGTCTGATAAACCTCTCTTCGCTTGAACTCCACGAAGGAATGGTTCAACGATATTACGGAAGTTTGCTCTTGTAATCTCATCGTTAAACTCAAAGAGTTGAGTTCTTGCAGCAATTTCAATTCTTGCCTCTAGGTTCAAGAATAAACGACGAACGTTGATTCTATCGAATGCAGATGCAATCGCAAGTCCTGTCTTATCACCAAATAAGAGGAATCCACCGCCAGGTGAGAAGATCACTGGGTTAATTCTCTTAACGTATATAGTATCTCTTTGAACCTTATTAGGATTATATGCTAACTTAACTGTGTTAAGTATGTTTCCTCTTTGAGGGCCAGCAGGCGAGAACCAAGGGAACTGTTCCTCAGATGTTCTTGCCATCAATCCAGCAATATCACCATTTAATGGCATAAACTGGAACTTATTATTAAATCTATCGAATTGATACTTGTACCCAGAATCAAAGACTGCGAAAGATGATGATGTGATTGGATCATAGAACTGAACAACGTTAGTTGTTTGTGTCTTTGCACTTGTTACGTTAACAACTGTCTCTCTGTTTGGAGAGATAACTGCTAAACAATCCTTTCTTGCCTCTGCAATCGCAATCAATTTGTTTGCTTTTGCTTGTGATTCTGCTTGACTACCTGTAATGCCAGGGCCTTGAAGTAAGAAGTTAACTGCATATTCTGCTTCATTCTCAAAGATTTCATAACCACCGATTATGTTTCCAAGAGATGTTGAATAACCACCTTCTGTGCTTACACCAGAGTAATCCTTACCACCTTGTAATTCATAAAGTATATTACCACCAAAATTAAAGTCAACATCTTGTGCATCTTGACTCCAAGTATTTGCTGTTGATGTTGGAGTAAATGCAGTTAGAATACCAGATGCGATTGTTCCGTTTCCAGTTGAAATTCCAACAAAGATGTTGTCTGAGTTCTCTGCAATAAAGTTCTTGTAGTAAATTGCATCTCCAAAGGAGTTCTTTGCATCATCTGCCTTTGATAGGAATGTAAATTTCTCAAGAATTGCACCTGTTGTTCCAGAAATCTTTCCACTATCGTCAATTACAACAATATGAAGTTCATCATTAGAACTATTTCTTGCAGCAGCATATCCACTTGTGCCTGGTTTTTCAGCAATCTCAGACCATTTTAATGCACCATTCTTTAATTGAATGTACTGATTATCATACCAGTCATCAACTTGGAAGATTGTTGCACAAGTTGAAATACCAGCATCAGGGTTTGCAATAGTTGAAGAACTACTTGAGAATAGAACGCCAGGGCCAGGTAATGTATTACTTGTCTTTGTTCCTGTTGTGAATGCGAAGATTCCATCCTCTGTATATGTTACTGGGAAAATTGTTCCAGCAGCAGAAACACGATTTGAAATCTTAACATCAACTGTACTTGCACCAATACCAGTGACAACACCCATGATGTATCCATCTGCGGTTGATGTTGTGCCAGGGCCAACGATTGTTCCACTGATAGGTTGTGTAACCGCCATACCAACACTAACATTTGCTACCACATGAGGTGTAACATGAAGTTGTTGGTCTGCAGCACCGTCAATGTATGCAACCTTCATTCCGTTTGCATAACTGCCTGGGTTTCTTGCAGCTAATCTGTATGTAACAGCGTCTTCGTAATTATTTTGATAATCTTGGAAAGACTTGATTTTAAGACTTGAAGTTGATCCAATACCTGTTGGATGTGTTGTAGGCATACCACCTACGTTTGCGTTATTTAAACTTGCACCATCTGCTCTAACGACTCTTAATATACCACCATACTGTAGATAGTTTGATGCAGTGTACCAGTATTCATACTGTCTATCATTACTTGATGGTTTTCCAAAAAGATCGATCATATCTTGCTCATTCTCAATAAGCAAAGGTTCTAGGACAGGGCCTCTTTCAAAAGGGCCTACTATCGCACCTGTCTGATCACTTATGGAGTCAATTCTACCAACCGTAAGGTCAACTTCCCTAACCTTAACGCCTGGAGATACTAAACCTATGCCAGCCATGTTTTTCTCCGAAGTTCCACGTTGTTTTACTAAATTTATTTATGAAATGCTACCTCTCTAAATGGGGAAACATGACGTGAACACTACCAATCGGGATAAATGTCTACTTTTTCTTTTTTTCTTCTTCCCTGAGAAACTCTCTTTATTGAACATCTTTTACATTCATATGCGTAAGCTGAAGGCACATTTCCCCTGTCTTTTCTAGTTTTATAAAAGTCATTAATCAGTTCCTTCATTTCACCACATATCTTACATTTTCTCTGTTCAAAGAGTAAATGTTCTAGTCCAAACTGGTCTTCAATGTTCATCTGTAATCCCACATGTAAGACCTATCACCATATTCATCAGCATACCATCTGTCTCCCTCACCATCAACAAAACTCTCATCATCTCTTCCATCAACGATAAATCCAAATGGTGACATATCTTGTTCGATTTGGTCTCTTTGATCCTCATAGATTCTCTTTCTGACATCTTGATCTGTAAGTTCTTTAAAATATTCTTGTTGAACTAACCATGCGTATATAACAAGACACATTGCAAGGTCATCATTACATCCTTCTTCTGCTTCAAATGAGTTGTGTTTCTGTATAAATGTAGTAAGTTCAGATATGATGTCATAGTCATTGAATATTATCTTCTCGTCTTCAATTAAAGTTTTTAAGTTAGAACATCCTACCTTCTTTACAGTCTTAGACATCTTCACTCCAAGTTGAGTCTTCTTACCTGAGAATCCTTGTCCTACTATTTGGCCAGCTCTTCCTCTCATTGATGCCATCAATAAATTTTCATACTCAAGATCATAATGTAAAATACTTGCAACCTGATCTCCTATATCATTTACTTCACATAATATAAATGAATTATTATAATTCTTTGCTACTTCCCAGATGACATTAGGAAACAACATTGGTTTGATTTGATTATCTCTATACTTTGCAACTATTTTATGAGGAAACTCTGTGATATCAACAACTACAAATGCAGAATAGTCATTTCCAACTCCTCTGGCAACATCAACTGTAGTGATGTAATCATGATTTTCTTTTGATTGTTCAAATACATCTAAACCTGCATTTTGTGTTAATGGTGTATCATATACTAAACTTTTTAATTTACTAGGTGCTATTAAAGTATCAACTGATCCTAAAAATTCACATTCAAACTCAATTTTAAATTGCTGTTCAGATGTGTTAGCAATTGTTTGCTCCTTCCATATCTCATCTCTACCAGGAACTTGAGACCAGTGAACATCAGTAGGAATATATTCATTCTTACTTGCTTCAGCATCATGCCACATGCGATAAAAATGATTCATACCATGTGGGGTAGAAACGATTATAACTTTTGTTTTTTGCCCAGATGATATAGTAGGATAAACAGATGCAAAGAATTGGTCAGCAATGTGATTCGGGATGAAAGCGAACTCGTCAAGAAAGATGACATTATAGGATCCACCTCGGACAGCAGATGCAGACGTAGATGCAGCGAGAATTTTTGATCCATTTTCTAATTCGAGTGATCCTTTGTTCCATGCAAGTATACCCTGTTGCATCCACTTTGGCAAGTTTTCATATGCAAGTTGCAATCTACCTAATAAATCTCTGGCAGTAGAGGCCTTGTTCGCAAGTATAGCAATATTAACGTTATCATTAAAAACTGCGTAGTGAAGCAAATAAGATACAACTGTAGTGGATTTACCCGTCTGCCGAGGCATCTTACAGATGTTAAAACGGTTTTCATGAAAGTTTCTAACTAATTTTTCTTGAAACGGATAAAGATCAAAATTGACTAAACCCTCATCAAGTGAAACAATCTTTATGTACTTCTTAGCAAAATAAACTGGATCATGTCTACACGCAACAAACTCTAAGATTTGCTCTTGTGTAAA